GTGACGCGCGGTGAGACCGCCGACCAAGACGAGGCCGAACAGTGGGCCGCTGCCGGAATGCCGGGAGACATCAACAGCGCGGCCAAGCACAAGCTGATCATCAGCTTCGTGAATCCGGAAGACCGCGAGAGGTTCGTGCGCGAGTACGCCATCCGAGTCATGAAGCGGGAGTCGGTGGTGTGGTGCGCCCGCTGGCCGCATCGCGGCATGGAAGACGTGTCCGCGCTCAAGTTCGAGAAAGAGGCGACGACCGCATGAGAGAACGCCGCATAACCGTGAAGGCCGTCCGCGACTTCACTTTCGATGAGCGTCTGCGCCGCGCGGGCGAACTGTTCACGCTCGATCCCGAAGACGCGGAGCAGTTGGTCGAGAGCAAGCTGATCGAAGTCATCGCGCAAGACGACGAGGACTGATGCGCTACCCGCTCTACGTCATCTCGAAGGGCCGCGCCGACTGCTGCCTGACGGCGCGGTTTCTGCTTAAAGACCAGACGCCCTTCGCCCTGGTCGTAGAGCCGCAGGAAGCCGAACTGTACGCCGCGCATTTTCCCGATACTCGCATCAGCGTGCTGCCGTTCAGCAACCTGGGTCAGGGTTCCATCCCGGCCCGCAACTGGTGTTGGGAACACGCGAAGGCCAACGGCCATGAGCGCCACTGGATTCTCGATGACAACATCCGGCAGATCGCGCACCGCTACCAGGGCAAGCGCATCCCGTGCAACGCAGACCTGGCGCTCAGTCAGACCGAGAACTTCGTGGACCGCTACGAGAACATCGCCGTCGCGGGCCTCAACTATTTCATGTTCGCCAGCCAAGCGATTATGAAGCCGTTCATGGTAAACGTGCATGTCTACTCCTGCCTTCTGATCCGCAACGATCTGCCGTACCGCTGGCGCGGCCGCTACAACGAAGATACCGACCTCTGCCTGCAAGTGCTGGCGGGCGGCTGGTGCACCGTTCTCGTCTCGGCGTTCCTGATTCAGAAGGTGGCGACGATGAAGATGAAGGGCGGCAACACCGATGAACTCTATGCAGGCGATGGCCGCGTGCGGATGGCGCGGTCGCTGGAGCGCATGTGGCCTGGAGTGGTGACGACGCGGCGGCGCTGGGGCCGAGCGCAGCATTCCATCAAGAATGCATGGAAGCACTTCACGACCCCGTTGAAGCTGAAAGAAGGCCTCGCCGCGCCCGAGCCGCCGCGCATGGCGCTCAGGCAGAAGAGGCGGATCGAAGACCGGGGCCTGCTCAGGTGGTACGCCACAACGGGGAGGACAACGTAATGGCGATGGGCAGGCCTCCGGTGCCGACCGCGCTCAAGATCATTCGCGGCAACCCGGGCAAGCGCAAGCTGAACAAGAACGAGCCGAAGCCCATCGGCGATCTGAAGGAACCGCCCGCGCACTTCGATGAGGAATTGAAAGCGGTCTGGAGCTATGCCATCGAGAACGCGCCCGCAGGCCTGCTGAAGCGGATCGATTCCGCGGTGCTCGAAACATGGTGCATCGCGCATGTCCTGCATCGCAAGGCCACCGCCGAGGTCCGCAAGTTCGGCCTGCTGGTGAAGCCGCCCAAGTCGGACGTGCCGATCCAGTCGCCGTACCTCGCCGTCGTCAACAAGCAGGCCTTCATCATGCTGCGGGCCTGCGATCACCTGGGATTCTCACCGGCCAGCCGCACGCGCATCGCCATCGGGGACCTGGACCCGCGCTACAGCGGCGGGTGGGATGAAATCGCAACCGGATGAAAGGAGCCGCCGCCATGCCGACTGCGAGACTGATTCTGATGTTGCTGGCCGTCGTGCTGCTTGCCCTCGCGGCAATGGGCATCGATTACCCGCGACGGAACCTCATGGCCGCAGGCCTCGCCTGTTGGGCCATCGCTGCAACGCTTACATGAACATCATCACGCTGCCCGACTTTACCGGCGACAATCAGACGCACGCAATCTCGGATCTGATTACAGCGGCTGGCCTCTCCGCGCCCACGACCGCGCTCATGCTCGTCATCAGGGAAATCTCTGGCGGCGCATCATCGTCGCGCGTCGGAGGGCCGAATGCCACGGCGAATCGCGGCATCCCGCTCAACGCCGCCGACACTCTCGTGCTGCCTGCGGCGGGCGTCGGTCCCACGCCCGCATCGATTACCTGGGACCTGACCGCGACTTACATCTACGCGGCCAGCGGAGACACGCTGGCCATCGCTTACGTCATCTGGTGACAAGTGCCCACGCTCACGCGGACAGCGCCGAATGTAGCGCGGGGCCAGAGCTATGCCGAGTCCGCGGCGGCGGGCCAGCGCGGCTGCGGTTGGGTGAAGCGGGCCTGCCAGCGGCATCTGAACGATCTCAAGCGGTTCGCCGCCAAAGACGCGCCCTTCTACTTCGACGCCAAAGCGGCCGAGCTGGTCTGCGAAGTGGTGCAGCACTTCCCGCACATTCACGGCGTGTGGGCCAAGCACCAGAAGCGGATCGAGCTTGAGCCGTGGCAGGCCTTCATCCTGATGTCGGTCTTCGGCTGGAAGGCGAGAGCCACCGGGGCGCGGCGCTTTCGGATCGTCTACATCGAAGTGCCTCGGAAGAACGCCAAAAGCACGCTCACGAGCCTGGGGCGCACGTGGTGAGCGCGGCCTCGGCCCTCCATCAGGCGAAGCTGGTCTTCACCGACGCGCAACTGATGGCGCGGAAAGAGGCGGGCTACCGCAGCCGCTTCGGCGTGGAAGTGCTGGCCCATGCGATCGTGCAGCAGGAAACGGCCAGCCGCTTCGACGCCCTGAGCGCGGAGTACTCGAATCTCGACGGCCTCAACCTGCACGCCGCCCTGGTGGACGAACTGCACGCCCATGCAACGAGAGGCCTGTGGGATGTGCTCATCACGGCGACCGGCTCCCGCATCCAGCCGCTCGTGTGGGCCATCACGACCGCAGGCCTCAACCGCGCCTCGGTCTGCTACGACCAGCGCAACTATGTGCTCGACATCCTCGAAGGCCGCATCGAGGACGACGCATACTTCGGCATGGTCTACACGGTCGATGACGGCGACGACCCATGGGAAGAGGCCACCTGGGCCAAGGCCAATCCCAACTACGGCGTGAGCGTGTTCCCCGAAGGCCTGCGGGCCGACGCCAAGCGGGCCATGCAGATGCCGAGCGAACAGGCCTCGTTCTTCACCAAGCACCTGAACATCTGGATTAACGCGGCCATCACATGGCTGCCCGCTGGCGCGTGGGACAAGTGCGCCGAGCCGAAGCTGGAGATCGAGGACTTCGCGGACGAGCCGTGCTACGTGGGCATCGACCTCGCATTGCGGTCCGACCTCGCGGCGCTCATGATCGCGTTTCCGCCGACGCGGCAGCGGGACTGGTGGGCCGTCTTCGGGCGCTACTACCTGCCCGAGGAAACTGTGAACCGCGCCGAGAACTCGCACTATCAGGCCTGGGAGACGATGGGCAGGCTGACGGCCACGCCGGGAGTCATCACTGACTTCGACTACATCATCAGTAACCTGGGCGACGTGGCCGCGCAGCACGATGTGCGCGAGATTGCCCTCGATCCCTACGACGCGGGGCCGCTCGTCAACGACATCGAGAAGGCGGGCCTGCGCAAGCCGGTCGAGGTGCGGCAGACCGCGCCCAACATGTCGCCCGCGATGGTCGAACTGGAGGGCCTCGTGCTCTCGGGCAAGATCCGCCACGACGGCGACCCCGTGCTGGCCTGGATGTTCAGCAACGTGAAGGTGGCGCGGTCGGGCGACCTGATGAAGCCGACCAAGGAATCGAACGAAAAGAAGATCGACGGCGTGGTGGCCCTGCTGATGTGCATTCATCGCGGCATGTACCGCCAGGGCGAAACGCAGTCCTACCAGGAGCGCGGGCTATGGTCAATCTGATCCGCAACGCGCTCGACCGTTTCTTCCCGAAGTCTCCGCAGAGGTTCGGCCAGTCGAACCACAGGCGCGGCCCGGACCGCCTCAAGGCCATCCACGGCACGCCGATCCAGACCACGGGCGCAACGCCCTGGACGGCCACCGGCACGCCGGTTAACACGATGCCCGGGGTAATCGGCATCTCACCGGCGGCGAACGCCGCCCTCTCCTCCGCCGCCGTGTGGGCCTGCTGCCGCCTCATCTCGACATCGATCGCGGCTCTGCCTGCGGACCTGTTCACGGTGACGCCCGAGGGCAAGGAGCCCGCGACCAAGCACCCGCTTTATGCGCTGCTCACGGCCTCGCCGAATCCGATGATGCCGTTGCAGCAGTGGCTTCAGCCGACGCTGTTGGGCCTGCTGCTCTACGGCAACGGCTACACCTGGGTGGACACGATGGGCGGCGAGGTGGTGGGCATCTGGCCGCTCAATCCCGCCCGCGTCTCGATGGTGCTCAATCTCGACGGCACGTTCAGCTACTACTACTCGGACTTTCGCGGCAAGTTCAACGTGTTCACCGACGAGCAGATCATTCACTTCCGCATGTTCACCATGGACGGCTACTTCGGCCTGCCGGTGCTCATCTACCACCAGCTGACCATCGGCCTCGCGACGGCCTCGACCACCTACGCCACGGCGCTCTACAACAATGGCGGCAGCCCTGGCGGCGTGCTGGAGTATCCAGGCCAGTTGAAGAAGGATCAGGTGGACCGCATCCGCGATTCGTGGATGCAGATTCACGGCGGGCCGTCGAACGCGGGCCGCATCGCGGTGCTCGAAGAGGGCATGAAATATTCGCCCATCGGC